CACAGGATAAAGAAACATCAGCTAGTTATTTATTTAATTTAGCCAATGTTGGAGAAGGAGGTTTTTCTTACTCAGGAAGTAGTTTAAAAACTAGGCACAGTGTTATTTCTGTTAGTTACTTTAATATGGATTCAAAAGAAATAGATTTTGAAGTAGTAGAAGATGCAACAGCAATAGCAAAACTTGGAACGATTGTAAAACAGATAAAAGCATATGCGTGTACCTCTCGTAATCAAGCTGCAAGATTAGGCCGTGCAATACTTTTTGCTGAACAAAATGAATCTGAAACAATAACTTTTACAACCTCAATAGATTCTGGAATTGTAGTTAGGCCTGGCTCTGTAATTGAAATAAACGACCCAGTAAGAGCAGGAGCTAGAAGAGGTGGTCGTGTAGTATCTGCAACTACCACAACAATTACGATTGATGCCCTTGCAGAGACAGGTTTACCAGCGTTAAATGACAATCCAACTATAAGTGTAATCCTTTCTGATGGAACGGTGGAGTCAAGGACTATAACTGATATTACAGGAGCAGTAATAACAGTAAGTTCTGCCTTTTCTTCTGCACCAAGCACCAATGCTCCTTATTTAATATCTAGTACAACTTTGCAAACTCAATTATTTAGAGTTATTCAAGTACAGGAACAGGATGAAGTTAATTATGTTATTACGGCATTAACTTATGTAGAAGGAAAATACGCATTTATTGAAAATAACACTCCTTTACCTACAAGAACAATATCGGTATTAAACGCTCCTGCATTACCTCCAAGTAACTTAACAATCACAGAACAAACAGTTGTTATAAACAGTATTGCTAGAAGTAAACTAATCGTAGATTGGCAACCTGTAGTAGGTGTAACTCAGTATTTAGTAAATTACAAATTAGAAAATGGAAACTACGTTTCTCAAGTTGTATTTAGTAGTGACTTTGAGTTATTAGATACTGTAAAAGGTACTTATACGATTCAAGTATTTTCATACAATGCTTCCTTAGAATTATCCGCAAATTCAACTGAAGCTAGTTTTACTGCTCAAGGTAAAACAGCAGTACCAGAAGATGTGTCGGGGTTAACGATTGAACCTATTAATGAACAGTTTGCAAGACTCAGATTTACACAAGCTACTGCTATTGATGTTCTGCATGGAGGTCGGGTTTATGTACGGCATACAAATCAAACTGGAGTATCTGCTACATTTCAATCTGCTCAAGACGTAATAGAAGCTGTAGCTGGTAGCACTACAGAAGTCATAGTTCCTGCCCTTGCTGGCACTTATCTTCTTAAGTTTCAAGACGATGGTGGTAGATTTAGCACTAACGCAGCAAGTGTAGCTTTATCTATTGTTGATATTCTTGATTCTATTACTGTAAAAACTGACAGAGAAGATACAGATGGAACACCTTATAACGGAACAAAGTCAAATGTTACATATGATTCATCTCTCGGTGGATTAAAACTTACAGATCCAACAGCAAATGCTACTGGTACTTATGATTTTGTAGATACTCTTGATCTTGGTGGTACATTCTCACTTGTCTTAAAAAGACATTTTCAAGGGGTAGGTTTTTATGCGGGAGATCAATTTGATAATAGAACAGATAACATAGACACTTGGACAGATTTCGATGGATCAGTTGCTAATGACGCAAATGCAAAGATAGCTGTCCGAACCACAACTGATAATCCCTCTAGTTCTCCTACGTATTCATCATTTAATGATTTTGCTAATGGAACATTTAAAGGTAGAGGGTTTCAATTTAGAATTACTTTAAATACAGCAGATACAGCACAAAATATGAATCTACAACAAGCAGGATACACAGCAACTATGCCATCAAGAACTGAACAATCATCTGTTATAGCATCTGGAGCAGGAGCAAAAGCAGTTACTTTTACAGCACCATTTTTCGTTGGCACTTCTGCTCTTGGTAATCTAAATAGTTTCTTACCTTCTGTTAATATTTCTCCACAGAATATGGCAACAGGTGATTACTTTGAACTTAGCAGTATATCTGGAACTGGCTTTACAGTTCACTTTAAAAACTCAAGTAATGCTAGTATTGATAGGAA